TATTCAATTACAAAATTACGCTAACGTGGATCAATACGATCCTATTCGTAAGCGTTGGATTCGCAATGACAATCCACATCAATATCTAAAAGAACACATCTTAAAAGGTGATACTGGTGATGGTGTACCAAACATTCTTTCTGCAGACAATTGTCTTGCAGTTGGTGAACGTCAAAAAGCTATGACTAAAAAGCGCATGGCGCTGTATTCTGAAGGCACAGATAATATGGATGAAGAAACACTCCGCCGTTATTATCGTAATAAGATGATGATTGATCTTTCTGAGATACCTCAGAAATACCAAGATATGATTATGGATGAATACAACCAAAATAAAGATATTGGTCGTAAAGAACTTTTCAACTTCTTTGTTAAGAAAAAACTTAAGCATTTAATTACAGATATACAGGATTTTTAAAATGGCGGTACGCAAGTCAATCACTGAAATCATTACTGAAGCTGGCTCGTTCTCAAAAAAGCAAGATAAGATTAATTTTTTGAGAGAATGGGATAATCCAGCACTTAGAATTGTGTTAAAATATACATATGATAGTAGTGTTAAATTTTTAGTTCCTGATACAGCTCCACCTTGGACTCCAAATGAGTTTGAAGATGAAGCCAAGTCTTTGTTGTATCGAGAAGCTCGTCGCCTTCGTATTTTTGTTGAAGGCGGTGGGTACGATAATTTAAATCAAATCAAGCGTGAACAGTTGTTCATTAGCTTATTAGAAGATGTTGATAATGATGACGCACACACACTAGTTCAAATGATATCCAAAAAATCATTTAAAGGCTTAACTAAAAAAGCAATAGTGGAAGCATTTCCAGATCTGATCGAAGAAGGTAACTAAGGAAAAGTAAAATGAGCAAAAAGCGTAAGTCATTCCGGGAAGCGTGGGAAGACGACGAATGGGGTTCAAATGAAGAGTACTCAAGGAAGCGGAACGATAAGAATAAGCGTAAAGTGCGCGAAAAGCGTAAGCAAAAATTTGCTGACCGCTGGTATGATGAAGATATGAACCTAAAACGAAAAAAGTGAAAAAAATTCATTTTATTTGAAAAAAAGGGTTGACATTTGCGGTAACTTGACTTATATTAATAATATAAGGTAAATCAAACAAGGAACCTATACTATGAAAAACGTAACAACTTTTGACAAATCAACTCTTCAAGCTCTTCGTTCAGAAATGCAATCAGTGCTAGATAAGTTTGGCGCAAACCTTCAGTTCGAAGTTGGTAACATGCGTTTTAGTGAAGCTGAAGTTGACATCAAAGTCAAAGCGGTTATCAAAGGTAAGCGCACTCGCTCTGATAGCCAGCTCGAAGCAATGGTTAAACTGTACGGCCTTCAAATGGAAAATTCAAACGGCGATCGTTTGGTTGAGTTTAAAGCTCGTAACACTAAGTATCCGTTCATCTTTGAACGTAAAGGCAAAAGCTATAAGTGTTCTGAGCAACAAGCAAAGATGCTGTTCGCAAAATAATAGAGGGGGCGTCAAGCCCCCTTTTAAATTAACAATATGTAATAAAGTGAGATACTATGCTAAATGAAAAAGTAATATTAACAGATGTAGATGGAGTTCTTCTTGACTGGGCTTATGCATTTACACAATGGATGGAACGCCATCATTACGAAATGGCTCCTGATGGTCATACTCATTATGATGTCGGTAAAAAATACAATATCTCTGGCCTTGAAAAAGATCGAGTTGTTCGTATGTTTAATGAGTCTGCATGGATTCGTAAGCTACCTCCTCTACGAGATGCCATCAAATACGTAAAGAAACTTCATGAAGAGCATGGATATGTTTTCCGCGTAATTACTTCTTTAAGTGATGATACATATGCAGGTCGTCTACGTACCAAAAACTTAAATGAGTTGTTTGGCCCTACAGTATTTGAAAGCTTTGTGTACCTAGATACTGGTGCTGATAAAGATGAAGCTTTAGAACCATATCGTGGCACTGGTTGTTTTTGGGTAGAAGATAAACCACAAAACGCGATTCTTGGCCAAGAGCTTGGTTTGGAATCAATTCTAATGGATCATCCTTTCAATAAAGAGTATGAGGGTGATATTCCTCGTCTTAAAAATTGGAAAGAAATTTATGAGCATATTGTCGGTGTTTAAGCAATTTGGCTTATAAATAAAGGTAAGCACAGAGTCTATCTTTAACATGAATAGGTGAGGCAATCTTCTGTGCAGGGTTGCCTTTTTTTATTAGGGAGCATTTATGCCCACTTACACATTTAAGAATAATGACACGAACGAAGTGTTCGAGAAAACAATGAAAATTGCAGAACGTGATCAGTACGTTCAAAATAACCCCAATCTCACACAAGTCATCACTGGCGCCCCCTCTATAGGTGACCCCGTTCGTCTTGGCATTCGTAGGCCAGACGACAATTTTCGCGATGTTTTAAAAAACGTAAAACACCATCACAAAAAGGATAATATCAATACATGGTAGTATCCGTAAGGAGGTCCGATTAATGGCACATAAACAGCAACGTAGACTAACTCGTAAAGAGAAGCGAAGACAGGCTAGAGAAGAAGAGCATTTGGTAGGCATCTTAAATCACAAATTTTCGATGCGAAAGATTAATCCACTTACTCCAACACAATCTGACATGTTTGATGCTTATAGAGAAGGTTATAACATTGCGGCCATCGGAACAGCAGGTACGGGAAAAACAATGTGTGCTATGTACTTAGCACTCAACGATGTACTACAAAAAGGAGGTTATGATCAAGTCATCGTCATTAGATCTGCGGTTCAGACGCGCGAGCAAGGTTTCATGCCTGGGTCAAAGGCTCAGAAAGAAGCAGTTTTCGAAGCACCGTATACTGATATAGTGAATGATCTCTTTGGGAGGGGAGATGCATATCAGATTTTAAAATCTAAAGGAATGTTGAAGTTTATGACTTCTTCATTTGTAAGAGGATTAACATTTGATAACGCAATCATTATTGTTGATGAATGCCAGTCAATGACTTATCACGAATTGGATACGATTATTACACGAGTAGGAGAGTCATCTAAAATCGTATTCTGTGGAGACACAAAACAAGACGACTTAGAAATTTCTAGAAACCGAGCAGACGTTTCTGGATTAGCAGAATTTCTAAGAGTATTAAAACGTATTGATGCCTTTGATACTATTACTTTTACTCCAGAAGATATTGTAAGATCTGGATTAGTAAAAGAATATATAATGGCAAAGGAACAATTAATTGCAGCATAGGAGTTCAAGGATGGCCTTCGGGCCATTCTTACTTTAAGAGGAAAGACAAATGCCAGGTATCGCAAGAAAAGGTGTTGACAAACATATCGGTCATGCGTCACCAACACCAAATCCAAAACACCAAACACCATATGTAGTTGCAGGACAAACAAAAGTAAAAGTAAATGGTTCGCATGCCATAACAACTGCAGGATCTACTGCATGCGGTGACAACGCGGTTGGTGGTTCTGCAAAAGTAAAAGCAGGCGGATTTCCAGTGCATAGAATAGGAGATGCGACTAGCGGGCATGGTTCTTGGCCAGCAAATGCTTGTGCTTCAGGATCAAGCAACGTTATTGCTCATAGTTAAATGCCAAAGCCAAATTACTTAGCGATTGCGGCTCAGCTCGAGACTGAAACGGATCCAGCTATCCGAGCATCGCTATTAGCTCAACTCTACGATTTTAGTCCTCCATCACCTTTACCACCGGGTGAAAGTATTGAAGACTACTTACTCACGCCAGAAGAAGATGAGCTATTTGGATATGTAAATAATGATTATGTCGAACCTAATCCTGGCGGTGGAACAATAGATGATTCTCAGCTTTTCGTACTTCCAAATTATGTGTTAGATGGTTATATAAATATAGAGTCAAGCAGCGGTACTGCTCAATACGTTGTTGAAGGATATGTAGATGCAGGCTATGTTCTTGTATCGTCTACGTCTGGAGATTTCATTGCGTATGTCGGTAAGTACTTTAATGATTCAGGGGAAACGACTTAAATGGCTATTACTAAACGCAGTGATAAGGGATCTGCATTAACATATACAGAAATGGACGATAACTTTGATGCTATCGCTCCGCGTACAAGTAACACCGGCGCCATTGAAATTCCAGCTGGTGCGACGTCAGATAGACCATCAAGCGCTTCTGACGGCATGTTTAGATACAACTCATCGCTAAACTCTTTTGAAGGATATTCTGGTGGAGTTTGGGGAGCAGTCGGCTCTGGAGGCGGAGGCGGCGGAGGCCAAGTAAACCAAAATGCTTGGTCAGAATTTATTGTTGCTGGTCAATCTTCTGTATCAGCCGATGCAGCCACAGATTCAGTTACATTAGTTGGTGGCACAAACATAACAATTACAACAGATGCAGCAGCTGACGAAATTACTTTTGCTGCTACATTTAACCAAGATTTTGCGTATTCAAGCTTAACCGGTGCACCTTCAATTCCGTCAGAATTAACAGATTTAGGAATTAGTGATGGATCTAGCAACCAAGTTCTTTCAACAGACGGTAACGGTAACTTTACCTTTGTAAACCAAACCGGTGGTGGCACACAAGGTGCTCAAGGTACAACTGGTATTCAGGGTCCTTTAGGTACAACTCTACAAGGTGTTCAAGGTTTCACTGGAGCAAGCGGAGCAGATGGCAATCCAGGTGCTGATGGAGATCCAGGTCCTCAAGGCCCAGCCGGTTCTATTCAAGGTACACAAGGCCTACAAGGTACAACTGGCCAAACAGGATTTGGTGTTCAAGGTGCTCAAGGCCCGGCCGGTTCTGTTCAAGGTACACAAGGTACTACCGGTGATGCTGGTGATTTTGGTCCACAGGGCTTCCAAGGCTTCCAAGGAATGAACGGAACTGCTCAAGGTGTTCAGGGTGTTCAGGGCGGTGTTGGATTTGATGGTCAGCCTGGTCAGCCAGGTCCTCAAGGACCAGCGGGCGATGCTCAAGGTGTTCAAGGTATACAAGGTGGAGATGGACCAGCAGGTTTTGGTAACCAAGGTATTCAAGGGGTGCAAGGTGACATAGGACCAGGCGGAACGGGTCCTCAAGGTCTTCAAGGTTTACAAGGATTAGATGCCGCCGGACAACAAGGTGTTCAGGGTACTGACGGAGAAGGTATTCAAGGCTTCCAAGGTTTTCAAGGACCAGCAGGTTCAGTACAAGGTATTCAAGGCGACACTGGTATAGGTGATACTGGTAATCAAGGTACTCAAGGCCTACAAGGTATTGGTGGTCCTCCGGGCGACGCTGGAGATGCGGGTATTCAAGGTGTGCAAGGTTCTGGAGTTCAAGGTGTTCAAGGCACTGTTGGACCTCTTGGAGTTCAAGGCGATACAGGTATTCAAGGCAATGACGGTGTATCAGGTTTACAGGGCGAGCTCGGTCCTTCGGGTAATCAAGGTATTCAAGGCTTAAGTGGAGCTGATGGTGCATTCGGCGGTGAAGGGCCGCAGGGCATTCAAGGTACATCTACCCAAGGTATTCAAGGTACTATAGGCACAGCAATCCAAGGTTTCCAAGGTGCTTCAGGTGTTCAAGGACCAGCAGATGGTCTACAAGGTGTTCAAGGTACTGATGGATCAGGCGGCCAAGGTGTACAAGGTTTGATAGGTATTCAAGGACCAGCAGATGGTCCACAAGGTACTGCAGGACCTACTGGAAATCAAGGTGTGCAAGGTCCTTTGGGTAATCCTGGCGTTGCGACACAAGGTACTCAAGGTTTACAAGGATTAGATGCCACCGGACAGCAAGGTGTTCAGGGCTTGCAAGGCACAACTGGAACTGGACTTCAAGGTGTACAAGGACCAGAAGCGGCAGACGCAGATATTTCGACTGATTTAACACCAGTGCTTGGTGGTAATCTCGACGTAACCAACAAAACTTTATTTACTACATCTAACGGTGACCTGAGTATCTTACCAGACGGGACTGGTGACGTACGTTTTGCCACGACGATGACAGGCACTACAACTGGTGGCATGGTTGCATTTAAAAAGTTTTATCCAAACACCACGCAGCAGGCAAACCTTGGCAGCCACGCATTATATGCTCACAGTGATACTACAACAACTGGAACTTACGCAAGTATTGGTTTGCATCCAGGCACAGACACTAGTCCTTCATCAAATTCATATACTTGGATTAGAGCAATAAGAACTAGTAACTCAACTGCTAATTTTGAAATTGCTGCAGCTGAAAACAGCGGCGGCGGAGTATATAACAAGATTACTCTTAATGGTGAAACTGGGCTTGTCAGTATGCCTGCAGATATTTCTATAGCAGGTAAAACCACATTCAATGGAATCACAACAGAAAAAACAAATGCACTTACTGGTGCAACTGGTACTGTGGCACACGATTTGGACACTGGGGGGATATTCGATCATACAAGTTTGGCTGCAGACTTTACTGCAAACTTCACGAATGTTCCTACGACTGTAAGTAGAACTATCGGTGTCGCATTGATTTTAAGTCAAGGTGGTACTGCGTATATGCCAACAGCAGTTCAGATTGATGGATCTGCACAGACTATTCTATGGCAAGGTGGATCTGCTCCAAGTGGTACTGCAAGTGGAACTGATATTGTAAGTTTCACTTTGATTAGATCTTCAGGCGGTGCTTGGAAAGTTATTGGTTCTGCAACGAGTTATTCATAATGCCTAGATTAACAAGTTTAACATCGCAAACATTATTGGGGATAACTATTCTTAGAACACCAATTATTGATCCAGGCGAACATGTATATACTACTGCAGGAACACATACTTGGACTGCACCAGCAGGCGTTACAGAAGTAAGTGTCGTTTGTGTTGGAACAGGGGGTATGCCATCCGGTTACCAAGCATCTGGCGGAGGCGGGGGTCTTGGTTGGAAAAACAGTATTTCAGTAATTCCAGGCCAGGGTTATACAGTTGTAGTTGGTGCAAGAGGAACATATGGAAGTTTCCCCGGCAACAGCGGCGGAGATAGTTATTTTATAAATGACACAATAGTAAAAGGCGGCGGCGGCGAAGGTGGAAGTTCCACATCGCATCAGATACCATCAGCAGGTGGAGATTACGTTGGTGATGGTGGTGGAAACGGCGGCGGTAGTCCTGCGCAGTCATCTTGGTACAGTTATTCCGGAAATGGTGGTGCTGGCGGATATTCTGGTAATGGTGGCGAAGGTGGATTGCCAACTAATGACCAAACTGCCTCTACGGCAGGAACTGCAGGTCAAGGCGGTGGCGGCGGTGGTGGATCAGGCGGAAGACCAGTCACCGGCGGCGGCTGGGGCGGTGGCGATGGCGGCGGAGTCGGTATATACGGAGAAGGTGCAAGTGGAGCTGCAGGCGCAAGCGCTCCAACTGGATCGTCTTCTTCTAATGGGGTAGCAGGATCCCCTGGATCTGGCGGATCAGGAACACAATATGGCGCAGGTGGAGGAAGCAGTAATCAATCAATATGTCTTGGTGCTGTCCGTATTGTATGGGGAACAGGAAGATCTTTCCCATCAACAAATGTAGACTTGTCGTCTTCAAATGGAAATGTTTCAACAAATTAATAGTTGACATTTGTTTCACATGTGATATAATGTAAACAATATGAAATCAAAAGGTGACTTATGTTTACACATATAGATCATGGGATTGTACTTCCAAAGCTAACGAGACAAACAACTGAAAGCGGTCGTAAGTATTTTACCGAAGATGGAAATGCATATCCGTCAATTACGACCGTCCTCAGTATTCTCAGCAAACAAGCAATCATGGAATGGCGAAAAAGAGTTGGCGAAGAAGAAGCCAACAAGATTTCACGTCAAGCCGCTGGCCGTGGTACTGCTGTCCATAAAATTGCAGAAGACTATATTGACAATCTTGAAGATTGGAAAGGCAAACATATGCCTGCTAATATTGCTTCATTTATGGATATTAAACCAATACTTGATGAACGCTTAAATAATGTATGGATGCAAGAAACATTTCTCTATAGTGACAAATTAAAATGTGCTGGTCAGGTTGACTGTATCGCCGAATTTGATGGTGAGTTGTCAATTGTTGATTTTAAAACATCTCGCAGAGTAAAAAAAGAAAAAGACATTACGAGTTACTTTATTCAAATGTTCTTTTATGCCGCTGCTTTTCTTGAGCGTACTGGAATTCCAATTAAACAAGGTGTAATTGTAATGGCAGTGGATGGTAACGAGCCACTTGTATTTAAAGTACGTGTTCATGAATATATGGAACATTTCTTATCAGTGCGAAAAAAATACAAAGAAATATACGAAACTTAAAAAAATCTGGAGCTTATAATGTTTACTATAGAACTCGATGTTTCTCACGAAGTAACCCACGAATTAGTAGTTGAGTGGGCCCACGGTCATGACTGCCGGGTTTTATCTCGACTAGAAGAAGGTCCTGGTGGTGGAAATCCAGTTTACACGTTTGCATCCGACACTTACAATCCTCTAAAAGACCTGGCTGAAGACCTTTACGGTGGTGAGTTGGATAATACATTTTTAATGAATAAAATTATTCCATACGTAGGTGGAAGATGATACCAGTAGAAATTGCAGAATACAAACAAAAATGGATGCCGGGCTATGCTGTTCGGCTCCATAGCGATTTAAGATCAGCAGGAAAAGATTGGTGTAAGCAGCTTGATAAACATGAATGGAACCATACGAAATGGACCAACGTTTACGAAGATACTTTCTATTTTGAAAATGCGTATGCTGGTCAAAATTTTGAGCACGAATTTGCTAATTGGGTGCAAAAAAGTTAAAATAAAATGAAAAAAGGGTTGACATTCGTTTTGATATGATATAAAATGGTTTTGTTTATAAGGAGAAAAACATGGCATATGTAGCACAACTTGACGTTTCATCAGAACCAACACATAACGAAGTATCTCAATTCGCAACCGAGCACGGTTGTACTGCACTTCTTCTTTTACAAAACGGACCTGCCGGCGGCAATCCACTATATCAATTTTCATCCGACAACTATAACTATCTAGAAGAATTGGTTGGTCAAGTTCTTGGTTTCATGGATCCAGATCACATCAAAGATATTATCAGGGAGATCTAATAAAAAAAGTTGAAATAAAATGAAAAAAAGGGTTGACATTTCATTCAAGAAGTATTATATTATAGATATAAGGAATGAAAAAGGAACCTACATTATGACGAAGTTTAACAAAGATGATTTTACTTGGGATGGAATGTACCTAATGTATCGTGGCCGGCACACCGGTTCTCGCAATATGGAAGAAGTACACCCTAATTGTCATCCTTCTTGGATCGGACAGCCAAAGCCCGAGTTTATCGCTCGCTTTAAGTATGGCAGCAAGCCTTGGAAATCTTGGGTTAAGTGTCTTTGCGAAAACTACACAGTTGAGTCTTATATCGCCGAATGTAAGGCAACAAATCCTTTAGCAGCAGTTCAAAAAGTCGGTTATTCTGGAAAGGGGCGCTACTAATGACATTTCTTAAACCATCTCAAATTATTGGAGCGGTGGCTGCTGGTGCAGCTACTGCTTTATTCGTATATTCTTGCCTTAGCAGTTTAGATATGCCAGATGTTTGGTATAGCTATAGCTCTAGCGAATGTGTGAAAGTTTTAAATTATGCAGAAGGTGATAACTATTCTTGTGAAAATCTTCCTCGTAAGTTTAATCATGTATGGGTTAAATAATGAATATTTTTGTTCTTCATGAGGATCCAGTAGTATCTGCTGAGATGATGTGTGACAAACATATTCCAAAAATGATTGTCGAAGCAGCTCAAATGTTGTCAACAGCGCATCGAATGCTTAATGGCTATGTTGAGAAGCGTCCTTCTAAATCTGGAAAGCGCATGATCAACTACTGGGTTCATAACAATCCAAACCTCGAAGAAGTTCTGTACAAAGCAGTTCATCACAGTCATCCTTGTACTGTTTGGACTATGGAGTCTAAATCTAACTATGATTGGCATTACAGACACTTCGTGGCCCTCTGTAGTGAGTTTGAGTACCGCTTTGGTAAGTCCCATATGACTGCGGACAAGCTCACAGAAGCCCTCCAGAAGGCTCCAGATGGCATTCCAGATATAGGAATTACACCCTTTGCTCAAGCTATGAGTCATTATCCAGAGTGTATTGTTCCAAACAATCCGGTAAAGGCTTATCGCAATTACTATCATGTGGCCAAAGAATTTGCTAAGTGGCAAAAAGGACGCCCTGCGCCAGATTGGTGGGAAGGCTATAAAGGTCCAGAGTTCTTAATCGAAGCTGCATAAATATAAAAAAACAAGGAAGAATACATGTTTCTACTGAATGAAATGCATATCTGGCTTTTAGGAACAGCGGTGTTGTTTACTATACTTGGTATGTGGATGTCTGGAAATAAATGGGATAAATATACGTCTGTGATTATTGAAGCTACAATTGATAGACTCATTAAAGACGGATATGTAAAGGCTCGTATAGATAAAAATGGTGAAATTGAGCTCATTAAGTACAATGAAGAGTGATATGAATAAATACGTCATCATTGATCCAGAAGATGGAGTCTTTTTAGGCACCACTGGAAGAGATACAGCTGAAGCACTTATTGACGTTCCAAGAGGTGCAAGAGTAATAGCGCTTTTTTCAGGGAACAACATATTTGATTTAACAAAAGCTGCAGCTTTCTTCTCTGAAAGAGATGCAGACGAATACATGAGAGCTTACATCAAAAGACCTTCTTCTGGTGCATTTATTGCAAAAATTAAAAGCGATTCTAAAGAGCCGTATGTAGATGTAATAGATCTTGTAAAATCTGGATATGGCGAATATGTACAAGACATGATTGATGCCATACCAATGCTTAGTCAGCACATTCATTAAAAAAAGTTAAAATAAAATGAAAAAAAGGGTTGACATTACTTTCATCTTGTATTATATTATTAATATAAGGAATGAAAAGGAAAGCACATCATGACAAACGAAGCTCAAAAATTCTGGCTAAACACTCCTCTAAACGCGGTTTCATTATTGATGGATCAAACAGTCAGCTATGCTGAAGAAAGTGACGATCTTGCTGAAATGTACCTGGAAGATTGGACAGATTTCAGTGTAGCAATTACTTTGTTCCGCAATTCAGATTGTGAAGGCTTGGCTAACCACATTTGCGAAATGGATACAGCGCCTCGTGAGCAATTGATCGTAGCATTTGCTGAAGATTGTGGTAAAAATTTCGTTTCACAAAATTTGGGATGGGAACTTCGTTAATGGAAGAAATTCTTATCTATAACATTGTATTCTGGTCAGTGTGGATTTTATTGTCCGCACTGCCTCAGATCGTGGTACAACATATCATTGATAACCACGAAACTTTTTTCAAAAAAAATGAAAAAAACTGTTGACAAACGAACTAAGATGATATATTATTATCTTATCAAATGAAAAACAACCTCTAAGGATCTATATTATGGCACATGAACTTGAAATGATTAACGGCGTTGCTCAAATGGCTTACCGCGAAAGCAACGGTCTTCCTTGGCACGGTCTTGGTACTCCGGTATCTGACGACATGACTCCTCAGCAAATGATGGAAGTTGCAGGTCTTGATTGGTCTGTTGAAAAAGTTCCAACTTTCATCGATCTAAACGGTCAGAAAATCGAAACAGGTCAAGAAGCTCTGGTTCGTTCAACTGACGGCAAAATCCTAACACAAGTAGGTAAAGGCTGGAATCCAGTACAAAATGCCGAAGCATTCGATTTCTTCACAGATTTCGTATCAGCTGGCGACATGATCATGGATACTGCTGGCTCACTTAAAGAAGGTCAGATTGTTTGGGCAATGGCTGATGTTCGTGATGGTTTCTCATTGTTCAACGGTGACGAAGTCAAAGGCTATCTTCTTTTCTCTAATCCACATCAGTACGGTAAAGCAATCGACATTAAGTTCGTAATGGAACGTGTCGTATGCAACAACACTTTGACTGTGGCTCTTAACGAAAAAGGTATGCCAGGCGTACGTATCAACCACCGCTCTGAGTTTGATGCTGAGTCTGTGAAAGTTGCACTTGGTATTTCTCATGAAAAAATTGAGATGTTTAAAGAAGCTGCCGAGTTCCTTGGCTCTAAGCGTTATCAAGATGAAAC